GAATCACGGACCTTCCTCGAACTTCACAGAACTAAGGTGAAGGAACCTGTGGCTAGATTTAAATTCGTGCCTAAAACTCAGGCCAAGCCACGGGGTATATGTATTGAGGAGAATGAAATGCAGGTTATGCAACAGGCCGTTAGGGTTTACATGTACGAGTTGTTTGATCGTAAGTTTTATCCTAACATAGCGCTGTCTGAGCAAGGCGTTAATGCTAACCTCGCGTTGAGAGCCTCGTGTGATCGCCTAAATGCAACGATCGATATGTCAGAAGCTTCTGACCGCATTTCGCGCGAACTGGTGTCATACTTATTTCAAGACAATCAAGAGTTTCATGATATCTTGATGGCACTATCAACTAGATGGATAAAACCTCCCATCGAGTTGGCTGACGAGTTTCCAAATCTCATCAGGACGAATAAATTTGCGCCTATGGGATCTGCTTTGTGTTTCCCTGTTATGACGCTTGTGCACTATGCACTCGTTATATCAATCATAAAGCATAATACATATACAGATTTAAATATGCAGGACATACCTTCTATGGTATATGTCTACGGCGACGACATTGTTATACCGTCGGTTTGTACCGAAGACGTGTTCCATTGGCTGGAAAAATTTGGTATGAAGCTCAATAAAACTAAAAGCTTCTACCGCAGCCATTTTCGGGAGTCCTGCGGCATCCATGCTATACACGGCAAGGATGTCACCCCGGTCTATGTAAAATATACACCTTATCACAATAACGACGCTGCAGTTGCAGCAGCATACGCTATGGAAGAACAAGTCTATGACAAAGGCTTCTATTTCACAGCCGAATTCCTGAGACAGCATATCGGTGCTCACTACCCTTATAGGGATATAGTTCCGAAAGGTTCATCTCAAGCTGGCTTTAGCCGGCCTTTCATCTCGCTCGATAACAAAGAGCTCACGCGTTATAAGATTTCGCGTAGAAGAAAGTGGAACCCAAATCTGCAATGTTACATGTACATGACCAATACGATAGGTAAGCAGGTAGAAAACAAATCTATAAAAGACGATTTGTCTGCTTATTTACGCTGGTTGTGGCTGAACACCAAGAACGAAGGTCCTCCGGGGTCTCCGTTTGGTTTGGGCGTTATTGGTGATTCTCATGGCGGACTAACAATTCGCCGGAGACATGTACCAGAATCCGCATTAGTTGGGACTCAGGTAGACAAGATTCTTTCAAACAAAGTGTTTGCACGGCGTCCAGCCGGGCGAGTAACACTGCGACGGGAGTCTGTCGTATACCATAAGGTCGTCTTACGGCAACGTGGTAGCCTACAGCAACAGGGAGCATCCGAAGGATGCTGTTTCTGCTAGTGTAAGCAAAAGGTAC